ACAACACTTTGCAATGTCTCAACCGCACGTCTTTCAGATCAGCTGGCCTTTCAATCTCCTGAGCATACTCGCCGAGTACAATCTGATCATCTGTCTGAATGGTCCAGTGTTCTTCCGGATCTTCCAGCTTCGCATATTCTTCCGGCGGAAGATACTGATCCGCATTCTCTACATCGGTAGGAATACGGATCTTATATACTTCTGCACTGTTTAGTCCGGAATCGCCAACGGATGCTTTGTGATCAACATATACATGCACATTCTCAATAATGGTTCTATGCCAGGTATCGAAACGGGTGAGTGAATCGTACCTATGGTTATAGATAGTTATCGTTGCATTCGTTAACATCATCATCCACCGCCAAACTCATTAATCCTGTATTGATCAAATACACTTCTGCGATTTCATATAACATCACATTCAATGGCTTACTCGTATCATATGACACGGAATAGCCATCATTATTTTCCGAAGTCTTTCCGTCACGCCGCTCATACTTATATGCACAATCGCACATTTCACAAAGTGCTGTTTTGGCTTGTTCCGGCCAGTTGTCTTCTTTCATTCGATCAAATGTATACTGGTTAAGTCTTGCACTCATTTTTAATTCCAAGGAAATCCAGTGGTTCTCCGGAATCAGAGAACCACCAAAAGAATCCTTGTAATACTCGTATGTCACATTCATGACATCACTCCTTACTCTCCGGCTTTGTGAACATAGATTGCTACTTTCTTATTGTCCTTCGCTTCTGCAATACCAACTGTTCTGTAACCGAACTTCCATGCATCAGCTGTCTGGTTCTGCTCCGGAGTGATAATCTTCGAAACTGTATGTTTCTGATACTGAATTGCTGCGTTTTTGTCCACAATCAAGAAATCAATTGCTTTTCCTCCCGTGGTTGCAAATCCACCTGCACCAGTTTTCGTCAGTGTGATTTTATCAAAGAATCTGCTTGCCGGTACTTCAATTACTCCTGCCCAATCTTCCATCGCCTTCTTTGATGCCGTTGTGTCAAGGTCATCAATCATTCCTTTCAGCGTTGTCGAAATAAACAGGTAGCAAGTCTCTGTTTTAGCCTCCGCATTCTTAATTGCAGTCTTGCCCGCACGAATTGCCGCAATACCTGCTTTTCCATCAGCAATCGCTCCTGTAACAACATTGTTTCCTGATGCATATCCAGCATACTTCGCAAGTCTCCATGTATCCAATTCCGGCACTACCTGTGTACGTAAGAACTCGCCGGACAGACGTCCAAACGCGATACCTGCAGATTCAATATTATCCATTGCATCTACAGTGAACATACGACCTCGATCATAATCACACTTCTTTGTTTCGTAATCAAGCGTTACATCTCCTAAGGCATAGCCTGTCTGCTTATCATAATCTGCTAATCCGCTCATAGACATCTTCGGGATTAAGATTTCATTCGCATTTGCGCCCT